GGAACCAAATCTGTAATAATAGGCAAATCGACAGCCATTGTACCCGAACTTACGATCGGACTATTTAAAATTCGTAGGGTAGAACTAGTAATTCCTACATTCGTTACTCCCGCAACAAGAGTACCGTTGCTATATCCTGATACAGAAATGGTTACATTACCATTACTATTATTAACTGTAAGGCCGGTACCTGCAGTAAGCTTTGTAACGCCAGTATTATTAATCGTCACTGTTTTTGTATTGCTGTTAAGTGACGTACTAATACCCTCACTACCTACGAAATTAGTGTACTGACTTGATTGTGAAAAAAGTGTTGTAAAGTTGTTCTGTGCTTTGTTAAATGCGGTAAAGAGCGAATCGCTGTTCGCTGCTTCGTTTTGCGCACCAATGTTTATATTCTCTTGTCCTGGTATAGGCATTTTGACCCCTCATCTAGTATTTATCAATAAGGGCTGAAGCTGGACCCGCAACCGCAAGAAGTTTGAGCATTTGGATTTTTGATTTTAAAACTAGCCCCGTAAATATCCTCAGCATAGTCGATCTCTGCTCCCTCAAGATATTGTGCGGATACCATATCTACAAGAACACTCACTGATCCTGCATCAATATTCCAGTCATCTTCATTAGTTTCAGTATCAAAAGTAAATCCATATTGCATCCCACTGCAACCCCCTCCCTGTACAAATATACGTAGTTTTAAAGAAGGGTCATTTTCCTCTGCTATAACAGCAGTAAGCTTGTCTTTAGCACTATCGGTTATTACTAAGTTCATCATTCCATTTCCTATAAAATTCTTTATACCCGTCTATGTATTCAGGGGAGTTCATATTACCTTTTCCTGCATGAAGTAGTGCTAATGGAAAAGTTCCTAATTTACATTTTTTATTTACCGCAGATTTGCAAAAATCAGCATCATAAAAGTGAAACTTAAATCTTTCATCAAAACTTAAATTTTTCTCTAATATAAGATTAGTTGACATTGCTAAGTATACACCGTCTAGATTAACTACTTCTTTATTTAAATCCCCATATATGCTTATAATTTTAGGAGGCCAAACAGAGTCATGTAACATACATCCCGATAGATATGAATCATCTTCCCAAATTAAACTACCATTCTCCACGTGACTATGTGCCCAACCAGGGTAATTTATTTGATGCCTTACGTTTCCGGCGACTCCTGCAACGTCATAATTTTTTAAAACTTCTATCGTTCTTAGGGGCCAATAGTAGTCGAGTAACGCTACATCATCATGAACAAAAACTAAAATTTTATCTGTATTTTTTAATTGATTTATCGCTTCATTATAGCATTTACTCAATCCATCTGTATTATTAACAAAACACACTAATTCAATATCAAAAAATGTTTTAATTTCTAAAGATTTTCCTAATAACGTATTTCTTTTAAAATCTTCGATTGTTTTCTCTCTGGTAGCAGTGACCACACAAATCTTTTGATCCATACTATAAATTTTTACCCCATCGTGTATTAATATGACTCCAATTCATAATTTTCCATGTATTTTCTAAATATTGTTTTTTATCTGCTTGATAGTCTAATGCCCAAGCATGTTCCCACCAGTCAACTAAAATTAATATATCTTCACGTACTTCATGATTAACAATGGTTCTTATCTCTCCATTGTATGTAAGATAGATCCAACCACTTCCTTGAATCTTCATTGCTTCTTCTTTAAACTTTTCTTTAAAATCTCGCCACCAACCAAATCTTCTTTTGATTAGATTGAGTACAGGACCGTTTGGTGTACCGCTTTCTTTTGGTTTTTGAAATTGCGCAAAGTAAATGTTGTGTAAGAAAACTCCTGCATAATTAAATTCACTATCACCTTCGTTATTATTGTAACGTTTTGCATAGCCTTTAGCCAATTCTTCGTAGTGATAGTCTATTGTTGCCTTACTAATTACAGGACTTAGATCGGTAGGAGAATACTTGAGTGGTAATATCTCAAGTTTCTTTTTTCGGGATTCGGAGAGATTCTCTACAATTTTATACATTGTAGAGTATTTATTGAGATTTAGCGTCGGCGTGTAATTCTGCCGCGGCTCATATCGTATAGACTAAATTCTACTTCAACTGTATCACCTAAAAGTATTTTAATATCATGTTGACGCATTTTACCAGATATATAACCTATTACATTTTGTCCTGTTTCTAGGTCAACTCTGAACATTGCGTTTGGTAATACATCTACTACTTTACCATCTAATTTTAATGTTTCTTCTTTCACTTCATTTTCCTTTTCTTGCCTTCATTTGAGTTGTGAAAAACCCATTCCTTCTCCTCAATGGTTCCTAATTGAGCGTAAAATATCTCTTTATCTATTTTTTTAATTTCCCCATTTTTAGATATACATACTATTTTTTCTTTTAGTTTTTGTCTTGTTTCGTCAGTGAATACTTGAAGTTTTCTTTTTTCTCGTATTTTTTCTTTAATTTCTTCAGTCAAGGGGCCCTTGTTTTGCTGAGCCAGTTTCATTTTTTCTATAGTTTCTGAACTTCTTTTTATTCCAGTTAATGCTTTACTAATTTCAGGTCGTTTTCGCCCTCTTAGTTTGTCTGCTGTTTTTTTGATAGCACCAGGGTCTCTTTTTTTACCTTTATTTGCTTCTGATAATAATTTTTTAGTAGCTTCACTTCTTGGTCTTTTATTACCAGATGTTACTCCTGTCTTATTTTTATTCCAAGGTTCTTGTCCTTTTTTAGAATCTGATAATTTTTGTTTTGTTTCTGGTGACATTGGACCATAGTTTGTTCGTCCAGTATCACCACCATCTAACCCGTTTTCAATTATTTGATTCGCCCATATCTTGTTCCCGCTTTCATTTATAGTATTAACAATGTCATTTTTTATTGAAAACTCAATTGCCATAGCAGTACATTCTTCTTTATTTGTATAAAATCCTATCAATTCAGTTGTGAAATCCCATCCATGCTCCTTCAAATGTCTTTTCCAATAAATCCCAGATCCAGAATAAGATTTATAATTATTCTTTGTAGTTTTGCAAAAGTATTTTAATCCAGTCACATTATGAGTTTTTACACAAAGATAAGTAGGCTTAAATAATTTTTTCATATTATTATTTATCCCTATCATCTTGTAACCAGTATATTACCCTCTACGCATCTTGCCTATGTCAATAATCGCTTGATGATTGAACACTGGAACGGCATTAGATTTAGCCATCTGTGCGATACCAATAATCTTGTCACCGGTATATTGCATTGGTTGTTTGATTGTGACTGCACCCTTGTGTCCAGTATCAACACTAGAAAACTTTTTGATTTCTGCGACACGTGGATTGACAGGTGGTTTGTAAACTGACGCCTTAAGACCTCGGTCACGTTTACGATTACTGATATCAGTTTTCCACTTAGCCTGTAACTCCTGCCACTCACGGTCAAGTTGCTCTGCCTTACGTTTTGCTTCACTGGATGCCCACTTTTTCTTACCCTTGCGTTTACCAAGGGTAGTGAGTGCAGGGTGTGCGAGGTGCATTGTCATATCAAATTAGCAACATGAGTTGATAGTAACTTAATTGTAGCACCATTGTAGTTTATTGTCAAGTTATTTTTGGAGAATTTCCCAAATCTTTTCTTTTTCTTTGATATCAGCAACAAGTTCCTTATACTGACGGGCTAAGTCACGCAATTGTTCCCATTTTTCTTCTAGCTCAGGGGCAGGTTGATAAATTGCTAACTGATCTTGTATTTTTGATAACATTTCTCCTAAATCAACTCCGTTAACTTTAAGATTACCCTCTATCTCTGTATCACCTTTTACTGTTATACCCTTAGTACCATCATGTACTGTCAATGGTGATGAGTTCCAACTTCCATTTGTGTATGTGTTAGGTGATAGTGTAATCGTTGGACTTGAGTAAATGCCTGAACTAGAACCAGAACCTGCGATACTTACACTGGTTACTCCATTTGGATAAATATATGATCCGTAATCAAAAGTAGGAGGTGCTAAATTACCCAATGTGATTGTATCATAACTTAAATCATCAAGTGTGATAGTAGGTAAATCGTCGCTACTTAATGAAGAAATATCTTGTCTACTAAAATCAGATAAATCAACTGCTGCATATGCGTGGTCCATTGTGTCATTTTTCATTTGAATACCTTTTTAAGAATAAATCGTCCCTTGTCATCTAGGTTAATGCTTATGTCATCACCTGGTTGCCATTTTAATGAATCTAATAAGACTGGTGGAATGGGTATAAGAACATCACCATTACTATCCTGTTGCGTAATGACCTCATACTGGTTAGTGTTCTTTTTTTTCTTTGACATGTAGATACTTAGTGCGTGACTATTTTACCAATAAATTATTTAAACAAATTCATAAATTTGGTATAGTAACTATCATCTTTTGGTGTAGATTGAGACTTTTTTTCTGCTGCCTGATATTCTTGGCTAAACTTATCACCCTTTTCAGTTTGTAGTTTATTCATATAAGCATCATACTCTGCCCAACCTTTAGGATCTAAATCAGGTTCCGTTATAGGAGGTTCAATTGGTAATCCTTTTGATTTTGCTATGCGTTCTTTTTCTAATCTTGCTTCTCTTTCACGACTAAATTTGTCACCTGCAGCAACTTGCTTATCCCACATCATTTTTTCATATTCAGGTGAATCTACTTTAACTTCAGATTTTTTCGTTACAGGTTGTTGCTCAGGTTTTACAGGTTGTGGCCTGTTAGCGTCAATGTATTTTTGAACTAAGCTAGGTTCAGATGCAGCTTTTGGTTTTGGTACTTCTTGTGCAGTTCCTGTTTTAGGACTTAATGTGGTGCCTATTATTTCACCTGCCTTTGTTTTTATTTTATCTAATATAGTTGTTTCAGGTTTTTTAGGCTCAGGCTTTTGTGTATCAACTTTCGCAATTTGCGTATTATTTGGTGTGTCTAAACCATAACTCTTTTTTAGTTCAGCTACATTACTGTCAACCCATTTATCTTTTCTTGGTCCAAATCCTTGAGAAAATTTTGTTCCAGGCAAACTTACCCATTGATTATTGGATAATTTTACAGCTTGTTTGTAATTCCCTTTTAATATAGGGTCTATGGCACCTACCGCGTTTAAAATTGCTATGGCAATTTTATCTTGGGACTCTGGAGAAAAATCTTTAATCTGAACACCATTTTTTGCCAATTGTTCAACTTGTTTTCTATATGTACTTGATAATATTTGATATCTGCCTGCCGCATCACTTGGACCATGTTTAGTTCTAAGTCCTACATATTCAGGGTGCTTACTAAAATCAGTAATAGATTTACCGCCAGGCTTTAATTTACCGCCAGGCAAAGGTTGACCTACTATGGTATCATAATTTGTATTTCCCTCAGCCCTTGAAATTAAGTCGAGCATTACTTTAACACGTGGATCTTGTCTTAATTGCTCTAATCTCTCATTGTCTAAGGTATATCTTTGGTGAGGTTGAAAGCGACTAGGACCTTCAGTTATAAATTCTTTTGCTCTCATTATTGTTTTATCAATCTTATAATCGACTTTAATAACTCATCGTCGCTATTTTCACCTTTTTCCTCTGCTACTTGTCCAAAAGCAGCTGGTACACCTTTTGATTGTCCTGAAGTCCCTTGATCTTGCGCTTGTAATGCTTGCGTAGCTAATACATCCGACGTTGGCTGAGTTGTTGATGCTGTTGCTGTTTGCGGTTGATTCGCAGATATATATTGACTAGCTAAACTTGGACTGGATGGTGTTGGTTTGCTTGCAGTTTGTGTCTGAGGTTGATTTGCAGATATATATTGACTAGCTAAACTTGGTTCTGCAGCAGCTTGCGCACTAGCACCTCTCGTTGCTCCTGAGCTTGAAACAGGTGCTGATCTCTGAGCTTGGCTTTGTGCCGAATACCCACTACTTTGATTATTAACTGGTTGTTGACTAATTGGTGCTGATCTCTGAGCTTGGCTTTGTGCCGAATACCCACTACTTTGATTATTAACTGCTTGTTGACTTCCTGGTCCTGCAGCATACTGTACTTTAGTAGGATCATATCCTCCACCGTATTTTTGATTAGGATCAACAACGTTGGATGCCTTTGCTACTTGTTGATTAATCGCTGCTAATTTTGGATTAGGTTGTGTTGGTGCCGCAGCCGAAGAGTTTATTTTTTTACCAAATGCAGCAGCATTGGGATCATTCGGGTTAATAGCTTGAGCAGGAGCTTCATCTAAGAAGTCCATATACTTTCTCATCATTTGTCTATCATCCATATTATCTTTTTCTTCTGTGGTCGGTTGTTGTGTTGGTTGCTGAGTGCCTTGTGGTTGTGTAGGAGCAGTTGGTGCAGCTGGTTGTACAGTTGGTGCAACTGGTGCTTGAGGTTGTTGTGTTGGTTGCTGAGTGCCTTGTGGTTGTGTAGGAGCAGTTGGTGCTGCCGGTGCTTGAGGTTGTTGACCGGTTGCTGCCGCCTTCATTTCTGCATCGGTTGCTTGGCGAGTAGGATCTAATCCAAAAAGCTCATTTGCTTTTGGTGAGAAACCTGCTCTACCACCTTTACCCCAATCTTTTTGATCAATCATATCTTGACCAGCTTTTGCTGCCTGCCCACCAAGTTCTTTAAAAGCTTTGCCACCTGTATAATAATTATATTCTTCATCGCTTAAATTACGGATTGCATCAAAATCCTTAAGGGCCTGTGCTTGTTGTTCTGGAGATGCTTTTTTAAATGCAGGATCGTTTCTGATGTCTTGCGCATTAGGACCTCGATATTTACTCACATCAGCACCAGCTTTTTTCATAGAAGCATCAAGACCAGAGTTTGCGGCAGTATTACCTATTGATCTAACCATACTGCCTACATAAGCAGTAGACGGATCACGCCCTTGCATTGCCGCTTTACCTGCTTCGTAACCGCCGCGCATCATTGTACCAGCTAAATCACTTTTTGCTGCACTAGCCGTTTTTTGATCCAACTGACCCTGTTTCACACCTTGATCAATTTGACCTGATATGTCTTTATAATTTTGAACTTGTTGTCCTACTGCATCCTTTGCTTGTTGATACTGTGTAGGTTCAGCATTAGGTTGTACTGGTTGCTGAGTAGCAGGTCTAGCTGGTGCATTAGGACCAACACCAGGAGGAGGGCCTTCGTTTAATATATCTAAATATTGTCTAAAAAATTTTGTGTCTGACATTTGTTTTCCTTATTTTACCATGCTCTGCAAGACCAATATCTTGCCTTCCAACGTGGTCCTGGGTTCTCACAGCGATGGCGTGCGCGGAAACTCTTACGACGATTTGGATTACTCTTTTTAATTTTCATGTTTTTATCGCCAAAGTTTACTTTAACAACTTTACCATTGGGTTTTTTTACGTATACTTTTGATTTAGCGACATCACCTGCCATTGGTTTACCCAATGGCACTTTGCGTCCTTGATATTCAGCTTCGTTTGTCCTTGCTCTAAATTTAGCCATAGGACCTTGAGGCATAGATTGATATTTTACGGATCCGTCGGGCTCCTGCATCTTTGTATCTGAATCTTGTTTAGCTTTGTTTAGTGTATAATCTAACCATGGAGAACTAACGTTTTGTTGAAAATCTTGTTTATTTACCACATCTTTACCGTCTTTGGTTTGATATTGTGTTTGTAGATATGACCCACTGCGATCTTTAGGATTGCGAGCCACTGATGTAGATGACCAATCAGTTCCGTAATTTGTCTTATTATTTTTAGTAGTACTGGTGTTTTTCAATGTATCCACTACGGACATCATTGTGTTATCAAGCTCACTATACCCAGCTGGTGGTTTGTAATACTCCTCTTCTTCATCTTCTGCAACTTCTTCTTCCTCTTGGTCGTAAGTCTCATCTTCGAATAAAATATCGTGGACTTCTAACAGTCCTAATAATGTTTCATCTGCCTCAATAATAACTCCATCCTCAGTAAATCCAATAATACCAGTCTCAATAACAAAATTTTCATTGAGTTCAATATCAAAACTGTCGTGCAATTCGATGGATTCTTCTAAAACTTGAGGAGGGCTAGACTCACTTAAAATGTCTAGATATTTTCTGAAAAAGTCACGATCCATAATATATTCCTGATAAGGGCAATATACTATTTATCTAAGTATGGACCGTATATGTCGTTTAGTTTTTTGATTGTTTCTTGTGTGTTGTTCCAACGATGTAACACTCCAATACCACCAGCAGCATCCCAACCGGATATGTATTTCTTGTGATCATCAATCAAGACGTTAGCACGATCACCTTTAGTAGCATAACGATCTTTGTTGCCGTCAAATATTGCAGGCATGTTTGGATTATGCTTACTTAACCAGTACTTTTTGCCCTCAATACTAGCTTGAGTTATGATCTTTTTCTTATCTTCTTTGGGTGATCTTAGAGGTGCTGATAAAACTGTACAGGGTATTTTGTTTTTGCTAATCCAATTAAGTATTTCTGTGCATCCTGATAATACTGGAAGCGTAGCAAAAAACTTGTAAACAAAGTCACTCCCTTCAGCTTGTAGGGCCGCAATGGATATCTCACGTTGTTCCTTGTCCCCGATGTCCTTATACCATTGTATATTAGGATCATTCATTTTGGAACTCCACCAACGTGCCCATTGGGTGAAAAAATCAGCCTGCACCCCATCCATATCCAAAAACAAATGGGGCATTTTTTCTGATTCTAGTTCAACGGCTCTCATCCTCTAGCTCCTCAACAAGTGGTAACATAATTAGAAACCCTGCCAATACAAGAGGTATTCCAATCATTAAATTACCAACGTTCATAGCTAGCATCATGAGTGCAGTAAATAATATGAATATAAAATAAAACATACTTGTATTATATAGTATTTAGTTACGTCTGTCAATCTCGCAATCTACCCATTTTAAATTGTTATACCAACTGTATAAGGCATTGCCTTTGGGTATTAAGCACCTACCCAGTTCGGGTTCACGTTCCATTCTTACCTGCACCACTGCCCAAAATAACCAAATTAAGTAGATAATAGCAATACTACTAGAACTCCAACACAATATCCTATATTTTATTCTTTTATTGCGTTTTGCTTTTTGTTTTGCGATTTCTCGTTCACGCTTCATTTCTGCGGCAATAGCAACACTTTGCTCTTTGCCTACCTTCTGCATCATTTCTTCTACGTCAGTCCATAATGTACCTAATTCGGGTGGACTTTGATAGACCATAATTTCACGCAATTCTGTGGACATGTGTTCCAGCTGTTTCTTAAGTAACACACGCTGTAATGCTCGTTTACCTAAACTATCTTCTCCATGATAAACTTCAGTCTTACTACGGCGTTCTTCCTCTTCAAATATTGCTAGACATTTGTAGTAGTTGTCAAAATAAGCACCTAAATGATTTCCTATTTCTGTATAGATGTTGGTTGTTTCACCGCCTTTTTTATTAAGCTCAATGACACGATTTCGTTCGGTTACATACTGATTTTTTTCAGCAACACTGGGTGGATGGTCTTTGAATTTGTTGTTAAATTGGTCGTCAAGGTCCTTGAGGACATCCTTAATCTCCCCAGCAGCCCCTTTAATATCCTTGTAAAGTTTACAACCTTCTTTTACAAGTTTAACCGCGCCATTAGCTAACGCAAATAGCGTTAATGGATCCATCTTCCCTCGTCCTTTTTATAAAGGATCTTATTATTTTATTTGAGTTGTTTTATTGTATTAGAATGGTAACCACATCCAAATGCCTTGGCTCATTAATAATAAGCCTATAGCACTTACACCAATACTTGCATAAAACATACTCATACTTACTGCTAAGATACTAGCCGATAATAACACAATTGCTAGTTGATAACTTGTACCTGCAAAAGTCATCCAAGGTCCATGTTTTTTAGCAATGTCACGTTCTGCTTCTAACGCTCTAGCCTTAGCAAATAACTCTTTTTTACCCTCTCCCTTTTCAGGATCAGACTCATAGCGTTCAATCTTAGCTTTCATTTTTTCTGCTTTGGCTTTGTCGCCCTTTTCTACAGCATTATCATAACTCATTTCGGCTAATGTTTGCTTAATGCTTTTTGCTTGATAAAAAGCCCAAACATCATTTGCTTTAATTGTGTTATTTAAAACTTTACTACTAAAACTGTTGGCCATATAAGTATTTACAGCGAGTAATAACGCAATAACTGTGATTACCCAACCTGCTTTGTCTTTAATTTTAGCCTCAGCTTCACTTCTGCTTAAAACTTTACCTGTTACTTTGTCAATCATTTGCTTCATGGTTTTTTCCCTTTATTATAAATTTTTCTAAGCAATCAATTTTAACTAATTTCATTCCCTCTTCGGTAAGAACTAATTTAAAATAATCACCTGGTTTCCAACCTAATTTCTCTACCTCAAACTTGTTATCTAAAATAATACCCGTATCACTTAAATCCCAAATATAATCGTCAAATAACACAATGTTCACCTTAGTTTGAACAAAGTCGTTCACTTAACGACCCTGACCCCTGTATTTTTTAAAGGATTTGCTCTCACTTTTATTCATTGTGCTAGTCTTAATTTTTCCACCTTGTTTAGTAGTTTTTACTACACTTGTATGCGCTTTACCTGATGTTGCAGTTTTTGCTTTAGCCATGATGTCTCCTTAATATGTAGCTATATCCGTAAATATTACTCTATTAAATACTCATATATTTATCAAATGGACTTACCCATTTGGAGGACAGAATGAAACAGGCTCTTGCAAATCTGATTCATGTAAAATCTGAAGAAAAACAAGCTATTCCCAAAAGGCAAGCTATTCCTATCGTTCCAATCGACCCAAACAAAAATCAAGTCAAACTGGATCCCTCCAAAACTCAAACTTAGGAGATATTATGAAAAAGCTTATTATGCTACTATTAGTAGTGGCATCCCCAATTTTACACGCTTCAGATTTTGAACATAAAATAGAAATTAAACAAGGATTAGTAAAATTTGATAAAAATCAATTTGAATTAATTTACGAAAATGATGAATATAATTTTTATTTTAGAAAAAATCTAGTAAAAATAGATTCGGAAGAATATGCAGTGCATACAATGGTAGAGTATAAATCACCGAATGGAGTAGAATACCCTGAATATAATATATCAGTTAAAAAAATATACAATTTTGGAATATTAAATTGTAAGCAAAAATCAATTGATTTGCTCACTGACGTTTTTACTGACAACGAGGAAGTTGTAGTTTTTATTGCAAACTATGACTTTGGGATATTTAGATCCGAATTAGCTAGCCCTAATACTGCTAGAAATGCAGTGTACAATAAAGTATGTGTTAAGTAGATTTTTTTATAGCATATATACTAATGTAGCTGACAACTACATTGGAGATAAAAATGCGGAGGTGTGTGACAAAATTAATGGATCAAATTCCATTAGTTTTACTTATAGAAATGTTCACATTAGTTAGAGTTGCATCGATTTTACTACTTGTTACATTTTCTGTTTTGTACAATTTATTTTAAGGTGCAACTATGAAAAAAATTAGTTTATTATTATTGTTAGGTTCATTAAGCCTAAATGCCCATACCGAAGAGTATCGTGGGTTTCGTGTAGTATGTGACAAAACAGAAACAATTATATCATCATTAAAAGAAAAATATAAAGAAGTTCCTATAATAGCAGGGAAAAGATTAAACAGCGTAAAAAGCACAATCAGTGTTTGGGGGAATCCTGAAACAGAAACTTTTACAGTATTAGATACGCATGGTGATATGACCTGTGTGCTTGCTGTGGGTACAGATATAACTGTGCTACTAAAAGAAGGCGAAAGTATATGAATTGGTTAGTGGATTGTTATGTTGAAACTTTTGTAAGAACAATGTTATATTGGTATTACTTGCCTGCATACATAACCGATATGCAAATTAACGGTTTCTCCTTTCAACCGCTGGTAAGTAATCCACGTTCATAATTGGGCTGCGGTCAGGTACGATATTATTAACTATTGACTCACCGTACTTCAATTCTATGTAACTAATTATTTCATCCTTGTAAGGTCTTTTAATCATAAGACCTTCTTGGAATTTTATTTTAAATTTTAGCCATTTTTTGAGTGATGGATCAGTAAGAATGTCATCAAAATTATTTGATTCACGACGAAAAATAATATAACTCATTTTTTCCAAACTAAAAAATTTACATAATCTTTTTCTGATTCGAATAAGAATTTGTAGTTACCATTAAATTGTTCTACAAAATCTGTAGATTCAGAAACAAACCATTTATCTGTGCAGTTTCGTTTGCACCAATCCATTAGAGGACCTAATTCTCCGTAAGATAATTGTATTTTAATTTGATAAAGTTGTTTCGTTTGTTCGGACAACCGTTACTCCTGATCTTTTAAGAAATTCAATACCATCAGTGCTTCTGTAATCTGTATTATAATATACATTAGAAATGCCACTTTGACATATAAGTTTGGCACATTCCAAGCAAGGACTGTGAGTAATAAACATTGTACTACCCAACCCACTATTATTAGATTTGGCAAGTTTGGAAATAGCGTTGCTCTCTGCATGTAGTACCTCTGGTTTAGTTTTTAGTGTAATACTTTCTGTATCAGGATAACTAATTTCATCTTCACAATTGTTATCCCATCCTGCTGGCATTCCATTGTAACCATAACTTATGACACAATCATCCTTTACAATTACTGCACCAACTTGTAATCTACGGGCGTAACTTAATTCTGAAACACGCTTTGCCCAATCCATATATAACTTGATAAACTTATCTTTCATAAGTATCTATCAATCCCAAAGATTTCTAAAATATTTTCCGAATAGTTCTAAACCTTCTTGTATGCGATCATCGTGTAATTGTTGTCCAACATGATCATACCAATGCTCATCAGGATTCATATCTACCATTTGATGCATTACTTCCATTTTACCAGTTACTGGATTTAACATAGGCTCCGTATCAACAAACTCAAACTTTGCTTCTCCGTGATGATATTTTGAATCATAATCTTCATCGATTAATTGACCAAAACTCCAAATCATTTTGTCAAGAACTTCGTCCCAACGATTGCATCCTTCGTCAAATGCTTCGTTGTGTGTATCTTTGTAGAAATCAAAACTGTCTTGATAGTTATGACTCTCTCCACCTACCTCTGCAAATTCAGCAGGGATACCGTGTTTAGTTTCTTTTAATTGTAGTAATAGTGGATATATGATTAATGCTAAGTTGTTATACATACTCCAGGTGTCGTGCCTGTCAATTTGTATATCTATTTTGCGTTCTCCCATTCCCTTAGGGTAGGGACCTATGTGTATTTTCATAGTGTTTTGGTTAGTTTACCATCAACAAAAAAGAATTCATCATCATTGTGCATAACCGCGCCTGTAGCATTTTTCTTGCGTTCACTGAATACTTTAGCAGCTTCTTCTATTGTTTTGGCTTGTCCCAAAAATTCATTAGTAGAAATATTGTACAACAAAATTGTATCGTCAATAACTTCAGTTTTTACCAGTACAATGTTTCTTTCTTCTAATTCTTTATCGGTTGCAGCATTCAGTAAATCATCTAAATTTACATTGCTTTCTTCTGCTATTTTGCGAATGGTCCTACGCATCTCAAATAATTGATATGCTCTGCCCATATTAAATGCAAAATACATGAACCCAGCCAAAATTAGAATCTCAAACATAACTGTACTCCTTTTCATTTATTTATTGTTTAAAATATACTTATTGTGATACTTTTGCCAGTCTTTTAGATACGTCTTATAATGTATCCACTTAGCTTTAGATTGTCTTACAGTAACAAGAAAACCCCACTCCCTTTGCTGTCTGCCCATAAAGAATAAAGTTGTTGCTGGCTTACCCATTTCTAATTCAAGCCAATGCATTTCTGTAGCTTTGCGTTTAATAATACTGCCAGGACCACGCCATTTGGACACTTCGCTAAACATGTTTCCTTGTTCATCATAAAGTGGTACATGCTCCCAATAACCACCTTTTAAAATAATTGTCAAATAAGGCCAGGGATGATCATGAAATATAGGGTCATCACTGCGAACAATTTTATGTAGTGTTACATTAAATGGAAACCATCGACGATTTTTGCATAACAAATAATATCGATGCATATAATCTGCACCAGTTCTGCGGTCAGGTATCAATCTGTACCTTCCTAGCGCATTCATTAATTTGTGTAAAATATTTTTCATATAAAGAAAAGGCAGCGTTAAGCTGCCTAAACTATCTCACGCTGTTATCGTTAGATTAAAGACCAAGTGCCAATGCACGATAGCCTGCTGCAACGATTTCACGACTAGGAGTACCTAGGCGATACTTAGTAGTAGTGCGACCTTTAGTATCAGTATGCTTATTAGCATAGATAGCAAAGCCTTCATAACGAAGGTCACTTACAGTTGCAGTTGGGTTAGCGATACTAAAACGCTGCTTGATTTGTGCTGCAGTCATTTGCTCACCCTTTTGAAATGCCTCTAATAGGCGTTCTTGTTTGCTTTTCAACATATGTTTTCCTTATAAAAATGTCGCTGATCTCTCAACGTGACAACATTATAACATAGATTGCATACGTTGCAATACTATTTGGTTAACTATTTTTATCTGTTTCACCAAAGTTTTTTTGAATTGGGAAAGGCCAAACACTAGCTTCCTGATCGCTGATTGTTTGCCAACTCATAGGAGCACTTTCACTTTTTGGTTGTATATTCTCCTCAAAAATTTCCAAAGTGCTATCATCAATTAAATCAATCTTAACCGAACCGTAAATAGTTAAACTATCGTAATCAACTTGCCAACTATGATCTCCGTCGTATAACCAACCAGCTCCACCTTCATACCATAAATTTTTCAATTCATCTTTTTCTTCTTCAGTAAAATTCTCATCAAAGTTAAAACTAACATTGATTAAATCATCAAGTTCGGCACCGTAACCAGCGTCTGTATCGCATGTGATTGCTTTACTGTTTACTTCCCACTCAGTAACAGGATTGTCTACGTGTCTAAAACCTAACCCCCACCTATACAATTCCTCAATGTGCCAACTCCTTGTGGAGCCGTCCTCCATTTCTTCAAAAACATCGTATAAAATTTCTGCGTTCTTTTTTTCAAGAGGAGTAATTCTATAGACTTTGGTCATTTTAATCCTTTTTTCTTTTTTGATTCTGCCATTCCTGCTGAAATCATTTTCTTAATAATCAACAAAACACGACCCTTCTCTTTTTCCGTTAATATTTTAACCATTGCAAGTTTGTCATCATAACTTTTTGCACCATCAAGAAAATCTTTGGGAACAGTAATTTTTGGTTTTTGTTTAAACTTTTTTAAATTTGCTTTTATATCATCATTGTCAGACATTTTATTTCATTGAAGCTCCTTTACTCAACTATTTAAACAACATAGTTGAGTAATTTAGTACACTATTGCAAAGGAGTTACAATTTTGTCTGGATGCATTTAAATCTTTCTTTTCTATACATTTCATTTCCTGCCATTTGACAAAGTAAAGCATTTTCAAATTCGCCGTTAGGCACCCAGTTGTATTCATTGTGTACAAGCATAAAAACGTATAGAACAAAACCCATTTAAACCTCCACGTATTTAAGTTTAAAATCATCAGCCTTAGCTTCGTAATTGATATAACCACGTGGGTTACATACAATCCTAGTAGTACCGATCATGTAATCAAAGTCCTCATGAGTGTGACCATGAGTCCAAAGTTTAATTTGCCTACGATCTAAAATGTAATCATCTAGATTTGTGCTGTATGCACCATTCATTAATGTTTCGTTTTTGTAGCGTGGATGTGTGCTTGCCTTACTTGGTGCATGATGACCAACTACTACTGTAGGCATGTTAGGATGTAATTCTAACACACTATCAAGACCACGCCTAAATGCAAAATGATCCTCTACAGCATCTTCTGGCATGAATACTGTTTTTCCATCTCCGGTGATGTTCTTAACACAGTTAAAGTCATTCATCATAAAACGAATGCGGTGCATAGTATCTGGATCTTCACCGTTCATGTCTGTCCATAATGTACCACCGAAGAACAAGATACCATTAATTATACGCCATTCCTTATCTAAGAAATGTACATTATGTAAATCACCAAAAGTGCCGCGGATAAGATTAGCACTTTCTGCATAATCACCATGATAATGTTCGTGATTGCCCATAATAAGAATCACGTGTTTAAACCTTTCAGCACACCGTGTTACAAAATCAACATAGCGTTCTGCACGTGCGCGGACACTTTGAGTTGCCGTTATAACTAATCCACTTTCATCTCTAGTGAAACCTTTTAGTTCAGTGGCTATAAAAATATCACCGCCGAGGATCAACACATCGGCGTTCTCATCATTGGTTAGATCCAAATCACCAAACTCAAGATGCACATCACTTGTGATTGCTATTTTCATACGCAGTAACCGCCTTTGAATTTATACACATTACTATCCCATCTTATCTGTTCATATATTTCGTTGTCAACACATTTATATGGGTCTTTATAATTCAAATATATAAAATATCCTGCACCACCTATTGCAGCAGCAAGAAACAACCAAGGTAACATTTTCCCAAATGTACCCAAACCTTGAAACACCTGTAACACAAGCGGTAGTATTTTTTGTAAGTTTTCGAGTAGATTTTTCACTGTATGTATTGTAAATGATTATCTAGTTTTTGACAAATGTTTTGGTACTAGACAGAGTTGTATTTATTACAACCATCTTAACATAAACTCAACCATTTTCCTTTCATCAAGAAATTCCCAAACTACATCATATTCTTGATTTGGATACCATCCCATCCTATCACGCCAACCACATTTATTTACTTTTTTACCATATCTATCAGCTAACCAATTCCACATGTCATCATAGTCAGTATAGTCTTTGTAGGTCATTTTGACCCGATACTTCCAAAGCCTTTTGTCCTTACGTCTTTGTTTACTATTCATTACCGCTTAACTCTGAAACATGTTTACATGCTTTACGAAATTGAAAGCCAGGACAAGTACAATCCCAGCCCTTACTATTTTTTGTGACAATATATTTGTTACCTTTACTGCCTGACACTTCGTATACTTTTACATCCGTGTCAACATCTTTCATTGTACCACTTAGTAGTTCAATGTCACGAACCATGTCCATTGTAATAACACGGACTTTCATAAACTCATCACCAGTTAAACAAAACTGACGATCATTTAACCATTTATAACTTGGAACGACAACGCCCTCAAACACCTGTGTATCAGGCTGAGGGGGAATCATGCGAGGGCCCATGTCATAACGAACAGTGACCCTCACTTTACTATCTTTAGTTGGAACTTGAATCATTTTTTAGATATAGTAGATTTAAATAGAATACCAAACAGAATCATCAAACCCCAAGCTTGCAATAAACCAATTTCTTTAACACCATCTACTGCAGGAACTAAACAACCATTCCAAAGTAGCATAACAGGATAACTAAAAAGTAGTCCTACTACAACAATAATACCAACAATCAGAAAAAATGCCTCAGCAATATCTTTCATAATCATTTCCTTACAATACATCCAATTGAATTTGTACGCCGTTCCAAGTACCACCGAGACCAGTGCTGCAACTTTCAACACCATCACCTGTGCGATAGTTTTCAAATGCTTGCAATGCCTCCATTGCTGCAAGATTGAAACTAATAAAGCCACCGACACCTTCGCGGATTTGTTTTGCAGTAGCGTAAAAACTTACATTACCACTGATAATACGAAATTTAGTATTGGATTTGAATGCGAAAGACATATTATTCTCCCTCAGAAAAAATTGCTTCGTACACATATTCACGAACCGCAGTATCAGTAGCCTCACCAAAACCATCTACAGTAGAGAT